AATTTTCCATTATATAGTCTTATTGGACATTGGAATACGTCTAGTTGTAATTTATAACTTCCGAATAGTGGTCCTACTGTTGGTAGTGTTTTTACGTCTGCATCTAGTTTTATTGTCCATTTGTCTGCAGGCAATGCCACTTCTGACATAAATGGTACTAATGTCCCTGCCGCCATGCTACTTCTCCATGTACTACTAAGGTCATGACTACTTCTGTTGTAATTTTTTAGGCTTACTTCTTGCTTGTGTCCGCTTCCTAGTCTGTCTCCTCCTATTGTTGTCTTCATCTTATTTCTGTTTGTTTGTTTCTATTAATATCATCATTACCTGAACTATTCTATTCCATGTAATTTTTTTTACTTCCGCTTTTACTCGCTTTAGGCTTGTATCTGATTCTGTTACTCTATATTTTCCCATCACTCCGAAGTGATTCCCTTCTCCATCGCTTATTACTGTAAAGGGTGTTCCTTTTATTTCGTGCCTTTCAAATCCTGATTCTGTATTGTTCGTGTCTTTTGTAGATTCCGATGTATTCTTTAATGACATAATTTTTGTCTTTTGTGTATTTGATTTCATAATTTACCTTTCTATAGTTTTGTAGATTTTTCTTGTGTATTATTTCTCCAGTTTCTTCGTCTACATACGTTGATACTGTCTTGAACTTCTTTGGATCTTCTCTTACTCGATTCATATTTATATTTGATTTTTCGTGTTTTCTCTATTTCTACTAATCCTTTGCATGCTACTAGTCCTATGATCATACTTACCCATAACCCTATTTCGTATTTATTCATCACATAGTGTTTTTAGTATTAGTTTTTTTAGTAGTTCTTCTGTGATTGTTCCATCTACTTTCTCTCCGTTTTGGTACTTACTTATTGTTAGATACCTTGTGTTCCCGTTTTTACCTAGTATTTTTAACTTCATTTTCAATGTTTTATATTTTATGCGTACCGCAATATACTCTTTTTTTTTAATATGAAAATTGGTTGAATGTATTGTTCGCCTTTTTTGCCCCAATTAAGGCACTTGTGCCGCATTATGCAGCCACCACCACCTACTGGTGGCTGACCTCATTTCCCATACTTTTTTTGTAGTCTTTCTAATTTCTTTAGATTTCTTCTTTGATTCTCGTAATTTCTTACTGTCCAATTGATTTTATCGTCTAGATAGCCTAGTCTCTTATTCTTGCGTTGTTCTTCTTCTAATACTGCATAGTAATCTTTTTCGCTTTCTGATATATCAATTTTTCTTCCGTTTACATATCTTACTTCCTCATCTAATTTTTCTATCCATAGTTTCTCCCTTTGTTCTTCTGTATATATCTTATTTCTGTAATATATTGGTAATGGTATCTCTTGCCCCGTTCTCAGTTTATAAGTCTCTTTAGTCTTTTTTTTTTATACATATTTCTCCTTACGTCTGGTCTATCCATATATGCCGCTCCTATTCCCCTACTTACGAACATTTTACTATTATAATTTGGGTGTTTTTGGTCTGTTTTACTTAGGTATTTCACTATATAATTTATTGTTCTTCCGTTTACATAGTCCCCTATATATACTCCTCCATATTTCCATATCGGTTCTATATCTTCCGGATTATCTGTCCATACTATCCCGTGCATATGTATTCTTTCTGTTCTTGTTCCTCCTATTTCTGTTACTATCCAGTGTCTTATTGTTTTCTTGTATTTCTTTCTCCATCGTTCTGTGAACCTCCTTACTGCTACTTTGCACACCTCATTATCTCTGTCATATCCTCTCAATGGTTCTGCTAGTTCTTCCAATTTTTTTAGTTCTTCGTCTTTAAACGTTAGTGTTACGAAATACGCATTTTTATTTACCCTTATATCTTCATGTAGTCTTACTTGCCATTCTCTAGCTTTCTTCTTCTTACATTCCATACATTTTCCACACCCTATCGGTACTTCTAAGACCCTTTTATCATTAATAGGGGGTATGACCCCCCTATTTTTTTATTGCTCTTATATCGAGGATTCTTTATTAATTTTGGATATAAACACATATTACTTCTTTCCTACATCAATTCCCTTTACTATTACGTCCATTGTTGATATAAAGTTTTTATATGTATCGATGCTTATTTTTCCATCTTCGTACTCTTTTAACGCTCTGTTTCTTGCTTGTGTTTCCGTTAACATTTTAATGTTAGTATCTGCGTTAGTTGCTCCGGATAGGCTATTTCTTCTATTTGCGAATGCATTTGTATATCCTTGACTTATATCTGCCCATAGTTTTGCTATTTCTGCCGCTTGTTTTTTACCTCCATATTCTTTGATTAGTTTGTCTTGTGATTGTGCCAAATTTGCTTGCATACCTTTATTTAGTGCGTCTGCTTTTGTTAGTGCTATTATATGCTCCTTGTTTTCTGCTGTTAGGTCTGCTGTTTCTTTCGTTAATCTCGTTTGTTGTATTAAGTTTTTTGCCTTTTCTTTTAGTTCGTTTATCATTGCGTCATAGTGTAACCCTTGTTTATTTGTTAGCATATCTTGGTAGTCTTCTTTAGCTTGTATTAACATACTATTGTTAGCTGTTTCATTAATTTGCATTTCTGTTAAACTTGTCGCCTTGTTTATGTTTGCTATCCTTGCTCTTCCCTCGTCTGAGTCTACTCCTCCTATTTTAGTTGCTTCTACTGTTGTTTTTTCTGTTTGTGCATTTAGATTTGCTATTTGTGCTTGCATCATTCCTGCTTGTAACGCACTCCCTATATCCATTGGTGCGTGACTTGTTCCCGACGCTGCACTTCCTCCGCCTTGACTTCCTGCAGTTGTTCCGCCTCCTCCTGACATTCCATACATTAACGCTGGATTCAATCCCGCTTCTTCCATATGTTTTTTCTGTGCTCCATAGTTTGTTTTGTTCCACATGTCCATCTGTAATTCATGCCCTTGCATATTTAGATTCCTTTGGTTTTGGTGTTGTATTCCCATTAGTTCTTTACTTCTGTTGTGTGCTTTTTTTGCTCTGGCATTTTGCCCTAGCATACCTATTGCTCCTCCTGCTATATTTGCTACTGTTCCCCACATATTATTTGTATTTTGATTGTTATTATTTGCTGCATTTTGTGCTGCATTTGCTACTGTGTTTCCTATTCCCATTTTTCGTTCTTTTCTTAAAAGAAATTATTTTTTCTCTTGATAATTAAGTATACATGCGTACCAGTGATTAAAAAGGAGGTTTTTACACCCCCTTTTACTGCTACTAATTCCATCACTCGCTTTTATACGACTGACGTTTCGTCTCCTCCTTTCTTCTTTAAATCTATTACTTTAGTTTCATCTTTTTTCTCTTCCTTTTGTGCTCCTGTATCTTTCGCTTTTGCTATTTTACTTTTATGCACTTTATCCATTGCTTCCGCCGCAATTTCCCATCTATCCGTTTTGATATTATACGCCGCTAATACTCCATCTTTTCGCTCTGTAAATATCTCTGGAGCTCCATCTGTTATTGGCTCGCCATTTTCTACTACTCTTTGTATTTTCGTTTCTATGGTTTCTCCCTCTACTACTTCCGCTGAATATATATGATATTCCCGTTCTTCTCTTGGTTGTTTTTCTGTTTCTGCGTCGAATTCCTTAATTCTTGTTTCCGCAAATCTGTTTACTTTGTAACTCATCTTTCTATAAATTAGGTATTATTTTTGCACTCATTTTTCTCCTTGCCGTTATATTTTTACTTATCTGTACCCAAAAGTTTTGGCTACTCAACTCTGTTTCTGCGAATATATAATTAAACTTACTTGGATCTACATATGTTGTTAAGTCTGCTATACCTTGATTATCTTCTTTGTGATTATATCTTCTATTCAATGTCATAAACATTTCCTTGTCTTTCTCTGCAAAGTTTCCATAAGTCTTATTTAATGCACTCATGTAATTTATCCACGCTGGTTGCTTTCCCGCACTTTTTTTGCTTGATACGTAATTTGCTGTCATATCTGTATCGAACCATGCCATGTTATGTTCTGTGATCAAGTCTTGGTACCCTATTCCATCTAATGCCGGTTTGTGTAAATCGTCTAGTGTTTCTAAGTCCAGGTGCCATGAATTTGTTTGACTATAGTCTAATCTTGGTGTTAAACTTACTATCCCAATTATATAACTTGGTTCATCTACTTTCACTTCTACATATCCTCCTTTGTGTTTGTTTGTTAATCTTCCTCTTCCTGCTAGTGTTCCCATCGGTTGTTCTTCTCCTTGTACATTTGCATTTGTTGTACTTACCACTTCTTCAAACGCTACCTCCTTTATTAAACTCCCTTGATACACGGGATTTTCTTGTGCTTTTGCTCTTTCATGTGTATATACTGCATCTAGCCAATCATCATACGTTCCTCCACTTACTGCAATCCTATTAAGCATGTTATATACTTTGTTTGCTAGGTTTAAGCTATCTATTGTAAAGCTATCTCCCGTTGTGTCTACTGCTGTTATCTCATTAATTCCATTTGCTCCATCTATCCACTCTGTACTAACCCAATTATTTGCTAAATCACTCTGGTATGTTTTTATCCCTAGTCCTTCTTGATTCTTTGTTATATAGTGTCCGTTTGCTCCTTCACTTAGACTTAAGCCGTATGGTGCTGTTTTTGTTCTGTCTATTTTAAACGATGCGTTGTTTTTTACATCTGCTAGAATATCCATTCTCATATCATCTATATTCTCTAATGGGAAGCTGAATAACGTTGGCTCTCCGTCTGATGGGTCTACTGTGTTTGCTATACTTGTTACTTGTACATTTATATCAATTGTTCCTGTATAGTTTGTTACGGGGTTTCTTGCTTCTAGAGACCATGTACCCGTACTTACTTCTGTGAGTTCTATTGTTCTCCATACTGTTGCTACTGAACCGAATTCGCTGTTTATGAAACATACCATTTGACTTACATCAGGTTTTCCGAATGGGAATTGTTCGTTGTTTGCTGCCCATTCTAAGGTTGCGCTCAACCTGTAATCATTTCCTCCTATATTTACTGTTATCGTGTTTCCTAGTAGTGGGTATTCTTGTTGTCCTACTACGTTAAGTACTACATTTGTTGCATTAAATAGGTTATTGTTGTTGTCGTTGTGTATAACTACTCCGATCTCTTCTTGTTTATTACTGTAGTATTGTTTGTATATATCCCAATACGCTAGATATGGTACTGCATTAAAGTATCTTCTTCTTGGGCTTGGGCTTTTTCCTAGTCCGCTTATCCCTAGATATTTGTGTATACTACTTGGATTTACTTGTTGGTTATCCCCTTTTGTACTGTCGTATGCTCCTGACCTTACTTCCATCTGTGGTAATTTCACCTCGCTCATATTCATACCTATATTTAGCATATTCATATGTAATTTTCCATTATATAGTCTTATTGGACATTGGAATACGTCTAGTTGTAATTTATAACTTCCGAATAGTGGTCCTACTGTTGG